CTCGTCGTCCGACAGGTTCGTCGGGGCCTCGATGATGCCGCTCGGCAACGCACTGTTGCGGAAGAAGTTCCGGTTCCACTCCGCGGCCATCCGTGAGGCGTCGAGGTCCGGCAGGATCGTCCCCACTGGCGAGATGCCCCGGTACGGGTCACGCGGGTGCGGGCGCCGCAGCATGATGACCTCGTCCACGCGGAGCGGCACCTGTTCGCCGTCGGGGCCGCAGTAGATGTAGCCGGAGATGAACTCCGTCGGGTGCGGCACCGGCATCATCCGGTCCGGGCGCACCGGCCAGAGTTCGAGCGGGATGCTGCGCATGGCCGGGTTGCGCGCCACGACCCACCAGGCTTCGCCGGTCAGGTCGAGGTGCTGCTGGAACGACTCGACGAACTCCTGGCCGGGCATCCACGGGTTCGGCTTGCGCCAGATGTCGAGGGCGGCATGCCGGGTGACGGGCTCGCGGTCTTCGGGCAGGCCGGACGGGGCGGAGCGGTACAGCGTCCACTGCACTTCGGCCACGGCGGTCGCGAGGCGGTCGACGATCGCGAACAGGGTGCCGACGGTCTCCATGGCGCGGAGCTGGTCTTCGGTGCTGGACGTGGCGCGGTGCGGGATCGACAGGCGGGAGGACCGGCCGCTGTACGGGACGGGCGCCTTGTTCGTTACGGCGCGGGCGAGGGCGCGCAACGGCGACTTCACCGGCGTTCACCGCCGGACAGCGCTTCGAGCACCAGCAGCGAGACGCCCGCGACGGCGAGGCCGGCGGCGAAGTGGAGGGTCCAGGCGGCGGCGGTGATGCAGCCGAACCCGGCGACGCTCAGCAGCAGGGTGCGGATGGCGTGCCAGGCGGGGAGGCGGCGGGCGAGCCAGCGGGCGGCACGCACGGTCAGCGGGATGCGCGGCGTCCGGGGGGTGCGGGCGGCGCGTTCGGTGCGGAACACCTCGGAGAGCGTCGTCACGGCTGACGCCTGCTGGTGTGCCGGTATCCCATGTTTCGGATGGTACGGCACGCAGGAAGATTTCCTGTAGCGGGGTGCTACTACAGGATATTTTCCTGTCCGGGTTGCGGGATCTCCGTCAGCAGAGGAGCGATGGTGCAATCCCCGAAGCCGTCGAGGATGATCAGCTTCACCGCCGGGTCCAGGTGCTGCCGGAGGTTCGCGGCGAACCCCTCAGCGGCCTCGCCCGACAGGTTCCGCTCGAACATCACCAGCAGCGTGTCACCCGGCCGGACGACCGCCATACCGGACGGGGTGGGCACGGTCACAGCGTTCCCTCCTTCATGACCTTGCCGTCACGGTCGATCGCCCGCCACGCGCCCGGCTCCAGGCCCTCGTTCAACACGACCGGCACGCCGAACAGGGCTCCGACGGGCGGCGGTGGCGTCCATCCGTCCGGCCGCCACGGATCATCGGCCGGACGGCCATGAGGGCGGCCAGCGACCTTGAGCCAGTCGAGCATGACCTGGCCGACCTCGACACGAGCCACAGGGTGCGGCTCGGGCATGCGCCGCAGTACGGCGTTCAGGTCGTCCATCACAGCCACGTCTCCTCCTCCAGGCGCTCGACGGACACCCCGCCGATCCGGGCCGCCAGCCGCAGCCTGACAGGCCGCACCAGCGCGGCCACCCTCCAGCGGGCACGCTGCCGCCACGACGGCCGGGGCGCGGGCGGGCGAGTGTCCGGGATCAGCCCGTACTCCATCGCCAGCTCCTCGCTGATCGGCTGGTACGCGGTCATCTTCCGGACCGTGAACTGCTGCTCTTCCATGGCTGCCCCCTTGAGGGTCATCTTCCCAGTGTGCGGATACGCGGCCGGGCGCCCAGATCGAGCTGGGCGACCACGTAGCGCAGGGCGTCCATGCTGTGGTCGTTCTCCTTGAGCGGCTCCTCCTTGAGATCGCCGCCCGGCTTCACCGCCCACACGTAACCAGGGAACTCGTCGATCACGCAGGTGGGTTTCTTCGCTTCCACCAGTTCCGGATCCCGCCGCGCCACGGCATCGCGCATCACCACCAGCCGGGGCCGGCCGTCACCGGCGACCTTCAGCCGCGTCTGCACGGCCTGGATGCCGTCGGACACGCTCTTGCGCGCCGCGATGGTGGACATGCCGAGGTGACGCTCCAGGGTGGCCCGGTCCTCCGCGTCGTGGTCACAGATGATGGCTCTTGGCCGTGGCTCCGACCATTTCCCGCCCGGGGCCACCAAGCGCAAGATGTCGCGGGCATGGTCCTCTACCAGGCGTTTCGTCTGGTAGATCTCCCTGACCAGGTGCAACCTTCCGTCTGGATCTTCCCGCCAGTCCTGCCAGACAAAAGGCGCGGTATACCCGAAATCGACACTCCACCAGCGGGTCCACCCCTCGGGCGGCGCGAAGCGGTCAACGACATGAACCGACTCATCCCAGCCCTCGTAAACGATCCCCTCGGCGGCCACCCACTTCCCCCACCGCATCCGCTGATAGCGCACACCGACGAGGGAATCGAGCCGGGCGAGGTACTCCGAGCCGTACTGGGTCCACTCGCCGTCCTGGAACATCCGCGGGTTGTCCTCGTGGCGGCTGTACAACATCACGCACCGGCCGGAGTCGGCGCGCTGCTTCAGGTGGTGCGTGGGCGGGCCCGGGTTGGTGGCCATCAGGAGCTGCTGACGGGACAGCCGGCCGTGCCGTAGCCGGGTGACGATCGTGTCCAGGTCCTCAGGCGTCACTTCCACCGCCTCGTCCACGAACGCCAGGTCAAACTCCGTGGACAGCAGACGGCTCGCCCGGTCGAGTCCGCCCACCACGATCGTGGACCCGTTCACGTAGCGGAAGCTGGCCGGCTCCTGCGGCGAGCCCCCGAAGAACTTCACCGCGCCAGCCGTGAGCGCCTCGGCCGCCACCATCTGCCGGAAGGTGACCAGCGTGGACGCGGTCAGCGAGGCGTGCGTCTTGCGGACGATGAGCGCGCGCACGCCGGGCGTGTTCATGCAGGACAGGTGCAGCTTCATCAGCGCGGCGACCGATTTGCCGGTCCCGGCGGCGCCGCTCAGGCAGATCTCGCGATCACCTCGCCGGAACATCTCCAGCGCGGCCCCACGCGGCTCGAACCGGACGACCGTGTCAGCGCTCACGTGAGATCGTCCGCCTCGACGCCGATGATCTCGTACCGGAGACTGCCCTCCACCTCCACCTGCCGCTTGACCGGGACATCCAACCCGAGGAGCTTGGCCCGCCGATCCTGCACCTTCAGCAGCCGGTCCACGGCCGCGAGCACGGGCGCGTCATCGAGCAGCGGCGACCCCTCCCACATGACCACGTTGCCCTTGTCGACGACGTAGTGCGTCGCCTCCATCACGCCGCGCGCCTGCCGGGCGAGCTCGTCGAGGCGCTCCAGCTCCAGCCGTCGCAGGTCGTCGGCGGGCTCCTGCAGCGTGTCCTTGAGGGCGCGCTGGACGCCGTCGTAGGCGGCGCGGACGTCGATGCCGAGCTCGTCGGCGATCTGCCGGTAGGTGAGGTTCCGGGCGCGGAGTCGGCATGCTTCGGCGTCGCGGGCGGCGGTGTCGGGGTCGCGGCTGAAGCGTCCGTTGCCGTCGCGGGTTGATCCGGTCATGGGGTTGTCCTGGTGTCCATGTCGGCTCCTTGCTCTCGGATCAAGTGTTACCCGCCGCAGCGGCCGGGTCAGGACTGTGCGTGTGCGGTCCTGTGCTGTCCGTGTGCGGCTTGCTGGGGCGGGTCTGGTGTGTGGGTGGGGGGTGCGGGAGATTGGCTCTCAGCGCGTCAGAGGGTCATGTCGCGTCCACCTCCGCCACATGCTCAGCGATCAGCCGCACTCCAGCTTCGGCATCACCCGCCCTGTAGGCGGCCAAGGAGCTACGGAGAACCACCTCGATGGCGTCGATGGCGCGGCTGAGGAGAGCGGCGGCGGCCTGGGCGCGCTCCAGCTCGGCCGCCTGCTCGGCCCGTACGAGCGGGATGACGGCGGCGAGCCCGTCGGACAGGAATCCGAGGTCGTCGCCGTCGAAGTCCTCCAGGCGGTCTCGGCCGTCGTTGTAGGCGCTGATCGCGGCGGCGAGGAGCCATTCGTCGGGGACGGTGGTGGGTGTCTGGTCGGTCACGGGTTCCTCCTGTGCTGGCTCTGTGCGGTCCTGTGGTGGCCGCTGGCGGCCTGTGGGTGCTGTCCTGATGTCGTGATGCCCTGATGTCCTCAGAATCGCTCTCAGAGCCGCAGGCGGGTTAGCTCGGCTTGGAACATCTCGATCACCCCTTCGTGGTCGAGCTGGAAGCAGCGGGAGCCGCGCGCCGCCCCTTCCAGGAGGACCTCGACGACCCGTAGTCGCTCCTCGGGGGTGGCGTCGTTGAACTTCCGGATCCATTCGGCGGGCGTCAGCGTGACGTGGGGCGCGGCGGGTTCGGCGGATTCTCCAGCGCGGAGGCGGGCGAGGTCAGCCTCTGCCTGCTCGGCGCGCTGCCGCTGCTCGTCTCTCCGCCGCTCCAGCGCGCTGATATGGCGGCGGAGTTCGGCGACGAGGTCCTCGGCGCGTCGCTGCTCGCGCTGTGCACGCTCCACCCCGGCGGCCTCCGCCTCGCGAGCTTCGTCGATGCGGGGCGCGGCGATCTCGGCCGCGCGGTGGTCGATGTGCGCCTCAAGGTTCGCGATCATGTCGCGGAGGGTGACGAGAGCGAACCGCTCGGCGGCGTGAATGCTGGTCATCGGGTCTCCTTCGTGGCGTTGAGGAGCAGCCGAGCGTCGGCGGCCGACAGGTGACCGCCTGGCGGGGTGCAGCCGTGTTCGCAGCGCAGGTCTTCGGCGGCGCCGTACAGCCGGCAGATGAGGGGCCGCATCTCGTACACGGAGCATCGGCCGTCGGCCAGCGCGGGGCAGGCGTAGGCGCCGGTGTCGAGCAGCCGGCCGAGCGCTTCCTCGGGCGGCGGGATCGTGATCCCGGCCTTGCGGATGCGGGCCCGCTCGTACGGGTGCATGTCGATCGGGCCGCACGCCTCGACGCACAGGCCCTTGCAGCCGGGGTCGGGGATCTGGGCGTGCAGGGTGGCGAGGTTGGCGTCCATCGCGTCGGACCAGCGGCTCACGGCGTCTCCTTGATCGGTGCGAGTCCGCGCCACGGCCGCACCACGCGGGATCCGTCGGCGCGCTGGACGAGGACGTTGCGGACGGGGTACGGGCTGGTGCGCACCAGCGACAGCGGGGCGGGCAGGTCCTTGCGGGTCAGGCGGGGGCGGATGAGCACCGTCACCGGGCGGCCGTGCTCCAGATGGGTCGGGGTCATCGGGTCTCCTTCGGATGTTCGGGAGTGTTCGGGATCGTTCCGAGTCGTTCCGGAACGGTGGTCACGTGGCGGCTCCGATCAGTTCCAGGCCGGGCAGCGCCACGGCCTCGTAGCGGACAGGACGGGCAGGCTCGGGGGCGTGGCACGGGCAGGAACACACCCACCGGCAGACGCGGTCGGCCAGCCAGAGCCGCGCCCACGCGTCCGGCTGCTGCGGCCGGCGACCGGCCTTCCACGGGAACGGGTGCACGTGCGGCTCCGGGAACTGCGCGGTGCCCCCGCGCCGCGTCTTCACCCACGCCTCCGCGCTCGCGTGCGAGCACTCCCGGTGGCATCCGCCGTGCTGCCCGTCCTGGCACCACCGGCTCGGGCCGTACTCGCACCCGCACAGCAGCAGATCGTTCGGCGCCCGGCGGTACTCGGCGCGGATGACTCCGTTCCAGGCGTGCTTGCGGACCCATGCCGCCTCGGCGGGGGTCACGGCGCGTCCACCAGGTCGAAGCCCGGCAGCATGACCGTCTCGTACCGGACAGGCCGGGACGGGGTGGTCTTGGGCGCTGGCTGCCGCCTCTCCATGTGCACGCAGTCGCACGTGCAGGCCGTCTGGCACACCCGGTCGGCGAGCCACACGAACGCGAGAGGCTGCTCCGCGCTATCGCCGGACTCGCACGGGTGCGGCGCCGTGTTCTTGAATGGCTCGGGCAGCCACGTCGGGAAGATCCCGTTCCGGTCCAGGATCAACGTCTCGTAGTCCGGGCGAGGCTTGCCACTGTCGCACCAGGTGTGACGGTCCGCCTTGCACCAGGTGAACTGCCCGCTCCGTTGGCACGCGCAGGTGTGAGCCGCGCGGCTGTACGCCGTCCGCATGTAGCCGGTCCACACCTGCTCGCGCACCCAGGCGGCGGCCTCGCTGCTCATCGGCTCCAGGCGCGGGGCGGGGAGGATCGCGGCGGGGTCGACGCCGGGTTCTCCCTGCCGGGTGTGGTGGATGCAGCAGCCGCCCAGGTGCCACTGGCAGGCGTCCGCCACCTTGCGGCGTTGGCGGCGGGTGTACCAGCCGTAGTTGTGCTGCGCGGCGATGGCTCGGGCCGTCTCGCCGTTGGGGGCGGTGACGGTGATGGTGGTGATGCACTGGCCGACGTTGCAGCGGATGATGATCCGGCCGTCACCGGCGGAGTAGGTCGTCACGGCGCTCCTCCGGTGGTGGTGGGTCGGGGCAGGTGGACGAGGTACGGGCGGCCACACTGCGCGGTCCGGTAGCGCAGCCCGAACGCGGGCGAGTGCCAGTGGACGCGCTCGCAGTACGGGCACGCGTCGACGAGGGCGAGGCGTCGGCCGGGCCGGGCGCCGGGCAGGCCGATCACGAGACGGGCCTGGACGCGCACCATCACGAGGCACAGCTCGACGCGGGCGGGCTGGCCGGTGTGCACGCACACGACCGCGCAGCGCGGCGAGCACAGGCCGCGGCCTTCGGGCTTGCCGCAGACGAGGCAGCGCGGGTCGCAGTCCTGCTCCCGCTGGGCTTTCGTCCGGCTGGGGCGCGGCGGGAACAGCGGGGCGTGGTTACGGCGCCGCGGCGACCTGGCCGGCTTCGGCTCAGGGGCGGGGAGGTCCCACAGGGCGGGCTGGGCGAGGGCGGTCACAGGAGCGCCCCATGCTCGCCACGGATCTCGTCGAGGACCCGGCCGATCTCATCCGGCCTGACGAGCACGTCGCGCGCCTTCGACCCCTGGGCGGGCCCGACGACGCCGCGGTCTTCCAGCCGGTCCATGAGCTGCCCGGCTTTCGCGAAGCCGACCCGGATCTTCCGCTGGAGCATGGACGTGGACCCGAACTGGGTGGACACCGCGACTTTCGCGGCCTCGATCAGCAGGTCCATGTCGCCGGACGACGGCTGCTCGTCGGCGGGCTCGGCCGGGGCGCGGGCGGGCGGCGTCCGCAGCGTCTCCGGCTCGTCGAGGTCCTCGCCGTCGGCGCCGGCGAGCTCGGCGAGCCACGGCGTGGCGGACATGTGCTCGCCTGCGTCGAGGTGGCCGGCGGGCATCCAGATGCCGATGAACCGGTGCTCGACGACCACGAGGAGCGGGTCGGTCGGGTCCGGGCCGATGAACACGCTGAGGCGTTCGCCCTTGCGGGCGGCCTTCGTCCAGCGCGGCAGGTACGTCGGGGTCAAGAACAGGGCAGGCGTGGCGGGGACGTTCGGCCGCTCGACGACGTTGCGCAGCAGCTTCCGCCACCCGGCCTGGATCGTCTGCGGGTGGCCGTGCAGGACGAGGCGGGTCCCGTCCTCGGAGTCGACGGTCAGGCCGAGGGAGCGGACCGTGTCACCGCGGTCGTTGACGGGGACCGGCACCTGGTCGATCACGACGCGGAGTTGCGGGTCGTCGTTCTTGGTGTGCTTGAACAGCTTGAGCATGGCTGCGGCGTCGCTGCGGTCGATGCCGATCGTGACGTCGTCGGCCGGGTCGTCGAGGGGGTGGCGGACGACGGCGAGCGTGTACCGGTCGGTGGCGACGGCGTACAGGACGTGGGCGCGGGCTTCGAGCCGGATCACGCCGAGTTCGGGGACGTCGGGGTCGGTGCCGGTGTGCGGCAGGACCGGGGTGATCAGGTCGTGGAGTTCGCGGGTGGTCAGGTCGATGCGGGTCATGTGGGGCGCTCCAGTGGGTTGTGGTTGGACTACGAGGCGAGGGCGGCGGCGGGAAGTGTGGCGGTCAGGCGGGCGGCGAGCCGGTCCATCCCGGCCACGTCCCCGCGGAGTTCGGAGGCGGTCAGGGCGCGCTGCGCGGCGGTCACGTGCTCGGGAGCGACATGGACGGAGCGCCACCGGGTCGCGCCGACGGGGATGTCCTCGTCGGCGGCCAGGCCCTGCGCTCGCAGCCAGCGGGCGCAGGTGCGGGCCAGGCGCTCGTGCGCGGCGGCCACGGGGGCGGGCACCCGCCACGGCTGGCCGGCGTGCCGGAGGATGAGCGCCAGGTCGTCGCGGTTGACGGCGACGACGGCGTATCCGCCGCGGTCCTCGGTGTCGAGGTAGGCGCCGTTCGACAGGGCTCGGTGCTCCCACGCGGGGACTGCGACGCGG